ATTTAAATCTTACAACAATAATAGATACTTTCTCAACATGGAATCAACATGAACAATACAAAGACTTCCCAATTTTTGAAGTTAAATGTTCACATGAATTTCCTATGGATGCCACAATGGTCCCAATAATGAAAAGAAAAATTATGTCTTACATTTTTCAAATTATTAATATTGAAAAAATAAAAAACTTTGACTCTGAAATATAATTGAATTATATTTTAGTATGGGATTTAATAAAAGACACGTAGTCCTTGATAGATGTATTGAGGCACTTAACAACAATAACTTAAGAGGATATTACGGAAAAAGTGACATGTTATTTTTTGAAGATGACCTATCTTCAAGAATACATGATTTATTTTTGGAGGGGAAAACTGACGCAGAAATTTTATCAATAATAAACCAAAACATGGAGGAAAAAACCAATGAAGTGTATTAAATCAATCAGAGCGTCTAAGGACGTAGAAGTCGGTGACATCAAAAGAGTTGATGACAAAACCGCAATGAATATGGTCGGCTTAAGCTGGCAATATGTTTCCAAAACAGAATGGAAAAAAAGTAGAGGAGTTAAACCTGTCGAACAAAAAACAGAAGTTGAAACTGTGGACACAGTAGAAAAGAAACCTTACAAGAAAGGTTCTAAACCTGAAAAGAAATCCAAATAAAATGAAAAAGTTTCTCAAAAAATTAGATTGGTGGTTTGATTACTACATCGCATGGATGTTCTATAATGGGAATAAACAAGACCAGTACATAGAGTACATGATAAAAAAGTGGGGGAATAAGAAATGAGTAAAGAAATGGTAAATGGACCTGCACATTATGGTGGTGCGGATAATCCATACGAAGTAATAAAAGTGTGTGAAGCTTGGGGATTAGATTGGGATGCATATCTTTTCAACGTAGTAAAATATGTCGCAAGGGCGGGAAAAAAAGATGACACAAAAGAATTGGAAGACCTCAAGAAAGCTGCTTTTTATTTAGACCGTAAAATTAAAAATTTAGAAAAATGATAATTTGGTTAACAGGACAACCTGGTGCTGGTAAGACAACAATTGCAAAAGAAATTGTTAATTTACAAAGTAGTGCAGATTGGATTAATATTGATGGTGACGACATCAGGGCGATTTTTGATAACAAAGATTATTCTGAACAAGGTAGAAGAAAGAACATAGAACTTGCCCAACAGATTGCATTATTTTTGCATAAGAAAGGTAGGAATGTTGTTGTTTCGTTAGTGTCACCATACAAAGACCAAAGAGATGATTTCAAAATCAAAGTCGGAGAAAATATTTTTGAGGCTTATGTTCATACAACTGAAATCAGAGGAAGGGAAAACTTCCATGTTCAAAACTATGAACCACCAACAGAATGGTTTGTAAATGTTTCTACCGACAATAAAACAGTTCAAGAGTGTGCGGAACAAATAATATCTTATTTAATTTAACATGGAGAAGATACACGTAGAAGGAGACCCAAAATTAAAAAACAACTCTGGTAAACAATATTCAATGTTTATTGGTAGATGGCAACCTTGGCACGCAGGGCATAGATGGCTAATTGACCAAAGATTAAAGGAGGGTAAAAATGTTTTAATTTGTATTAGGGATATAAAACCAGATGAAAAAAATCCATTCACGGCAAATCAAGTACATTCAAACATAGTTGTTGAATTGTTGGATTTAATTAGTGAAGGAAGAGTTGAAATTATCAAAATTCCTGATATTGAGTCGGTAAACTTTGGAAGAGGTGTTGGGTACGATATTATAGAACACATACCACCACAAGAAGTCAGTGAGATATCTGCAACTAATATTAGAGAACAAATGAAACAAGAAGGAAAATTATGATAGAAGATTATGTAGGTAAAGTAGTTAAAGGAGACTGTATTGAAGTTATGGCAAAAATGCCTGAGTCTTCTGTAGATTTGATTGTAACATCTCCACCATATGGTGTTGGTATTGCGTATGATACATTCGATGACGATATAGAATTTGAACAATACAAATTGTTTAGCGCTAGTTGGTTAAGGGAGGCTTATCGAGTATTAAAAGATGATGGGAGGATTGCAATGAATATTCCTTATGAGATTAACAGACAAGATAAAGGAGGAAGGATATTGATGGTGTCTGAACTTTGGCAAATCATGAAAAGTATTGGATATAAATTTTATGGTATTGTTGATTTAGAAGAAGAATCACCACATAGAAGTAAAACAACTGCTTGGGGTTCTTGGATGTCTCCATCGGCACCTTACATCTATAATCCAAAGGAGTGTGTTTTGTTAGCCTATAAGAAAAACCATATCAAAAAAGTAAAAGGAGAACCTCAATGGAGAGGTGATGTTATAGATGTAGAACAAGAAGATGGTTCGGTAAAAAAGAAAACGGTCTATAAAGATGATGACAAGAAAGAATTTATGGATTTAGTTTATGGTCAGTGGGATTATTTTGCGGACACTAAACAACTTACCAAAGCAACCTTTTCAATGGATATACCTGTAAAGGCAATAAAGATTTTAACATACAAAAATGATATAGTACTTGACCCGTTCGCTGGTAGTGGGACAAGCTTATGTGCTGCTGAAATTTGGAATAGGAGATGGATAGGTATTGAATTAAGTGAAACATACACCAAAATAGCTAAAGAGAGAGTTCAACATTTTGTTGATTTAAATAAACAAATGGAATTAGATTTATAATAAAAGGGTCATCTGACCCTTTTTTTTGTATCCATAGATATTTATATGAAAACATTTCATGCCTCAAATTATCATAAACCAACATCAATTGAATCTTATTTCAAATCAAATTATCAACCAAAATTTGATAGAGAAGTGGGAAAGGCTTTCTTCGAGTGACAAAGCTTTTGTAATTGAATTTTACAAAGTTCTTCATCCCGAAGAATCTAAAATGATTAATGAAGCAACAAAATGGAACACAGCGGCAGATTTTGTTGGATTAGTGGACCCAACAGGGATTGTAGATTTAGTGAACGGAGTTTCCTATCTACACCAAGGAGATAATTTATTTGGAATTTTATCAATAATTTCTGCAGTTCCTATCGTAGGTAAAATTATTGGAAAACCTTTAATGGGTTCAGTTAAAATTGGTTCAAAAGCAACAAAGGCGGCGGAAATTGCATTAGACGCGGCTAAGATTGGTAATTTTGCTAAGTCTGAAAAAATTTTAACAAAATTAGCGGCAGAACCAGGGGCTGTCGGTAAGATGGTAAAAACGGGAACTTCATGGGCACCAAAAGCCACAGAGTTTGTAGAAAAACTTCCAGCAGGACCATTTGGTGGACTAAAAAATACAATATTAAATTGGTTTGGATTATTTGGTAAGGCTAGTGAAAACAGTAAGTTTGTTACAAAAACTGCTGGTGAGTTAGCAACAAAGGTTGCATCAACAATATCAAAAGAAGAAAAAATTTCATTATTGTCTAAGTTTGCTGCTGACGCAAAAAAGACTTCGTTTTTCGACCCATCGAATTTCTACAAGACATCCAAAAGTATTACAAATTTATGGGGTGGAGTACCAAGATTATTCGGTAACAGAGAGGTTAGAGCTTTGATGAGAAAAACTAAATTTTGGTTAGGATTTTTGGACTGGGTTGGTATCGGAAACTTTGTTGGACCTGATGAAGCCGCTGCAAAACTTGGTGGGGAAGAAGAAATGCAAAAGAAAATTGCTGAGTATCAAAAAACTCCTGAAGCAAAAAAGTACTTCGACGAAGATTTCAAAGATGTTGAAGGAGAAGTAAAATCCGATGATTCGAAAAGTGATGACAAAGGGATTACTCAAGTGTTTTCTAAATCTGACGATAAAGAAGATTCATCGGACAGTGTTGAGCCATTAACATCAATGTTTAAATCAATGCTCACAGGAGCATTAGTATAATATATTTATTAAATAAAAAAAATGAAAGAAGAATTAACACTCAAACTAGTACAAATCCAATTACAATTCAAATTTTTGCATTGGCAGACATTCGGAGATGCAAAACATAAAGCATATGGTGAGATATATGATTCACTTGGTGACATCATCGATAAATTTGTAGAATCAATGATGGGAAAATATGGTAGAGTTGAATTTGACCCTGAATTTTCAATAATGTTTCAAGATATCAAATCATTAAGTGTTCAAAACTTTATGGATGGAATTACTGAATTTTTAGTTGGAATGACAGAACAATTAGATTCAAGATATGACACAGATTTGTTAAATTTAAGAGATGAAATATTGGGAGATATCAATCAATTGAAATATAGATTAACGTTGAAGTACTAAAAAGAAATTGTGAGAAAAAAATTAATTAAAGAGAC